GTGGGTTTTCTTTGGTTGGTTGTAGTCATCTCATTGATCACGTTTCTGACAGGAACAGAGCCAGCAGAGGATGTTCGAGTCGAACTAGGTTTGTTAGAACCAATACCATCAGATAAACATGTGAACTCTACGAGATAACGGCCATCACCATGCATCACATGTTCTGTTTTTTGGACGATCCAATATCCGTCTGTAGTCTCTCCCGTTCCTTGGACTTCTACAGTTCTCCATGGAGAGATACGAGGATCTCCTTGCCCAACTGCTTTTGCTGAAATAAGAAGACGTCCTAATTGGGCTCTAGATTCTGACAAAGATTTAGCCATAGCGTTGCTTGCTACAACAGTCTGAGTCTCTACTGTAGAAAACAAAGGGTCCTTTGTTGTACGTCGCAAGTTTTTCCCAACCTTATTAGAGGAGGATTTAGAGATAAAGGACTTACCTGTTACTGGGTCAATTCCACCTACAGAATTAGTGCTTCGAGAGAAATCTGCTGACTCCATATGGTCACCAATAGTTGGTTCAAAGTAGGTGAGCGTAGGAACATCTCGATCGCTCTCTGGGTTCTGTAGTGGGTCTTTAAATGACATGATTGGGATAGTAGTCATGAACTGGTCAATCATCTTGTCAATAGGATGGAAGTGAAGTTCCGTTCCTATTACCTGGAATCCATAACCAATTCGTTTAGCCAGTTCGTTTAACTTCTCCCAGTATGAGTGCCCCACCAAAGACTGCTGTGTAAATCTAATTGAACTAGGGGTTACAAAAGGTTTTAATTTAAACTTCTTAGCAACTTCGTTGACGATTTCTGTTGCTGTTTTGTTAGTCCAGATTTTTGAGGAGCGTTCTTTTAGTGGGTACGCCGCTCCAACGCAAGTCACCTTAACATCACGGTTTAATTGCTGAGCAGTGGTGTAGGAAACATCAACTGTATAACCAACAAAACTTCCTTTGACCTTGTCGTTTCTCCAACTGATCTGTACAGGAACTCCAGTTTTAATTCCCTTAAAGAACACACTACTAAAACGTGAGTAATAGATCTCTACTACATCGTGCTTACCCATCTCTTGATGCATAACAATGCTTCTTACTACATTGTTTAGTCCAGGAAAATCTGGGTACGTAACTGTAAAAGAGTTATTAAATCTATTCTGACGTAATGGATCAAGCATTAGGCACCCTTAACTGCGTACCTGGCGCAATGTTAAACGGGTTTAATATCTCTGGGTTAATATCTAAGATCTCCCACCAAGATGCTGGGTTACCTAGATAACGGTTAGATAGATTATCTAGACGATCACCTTCCACCCATTCATAGATAAAGTATGACTGAACATAGCCAGACCAGTTTCTTGTAACAACTAACTCATAGGTCTGTTTCTTTGCATGCCAGGTCTTTTGAAGAGTGCCATCTGAATATCTGCTATCTAAATAGATCATAGTTGTTCTCTCCTTTAAGCCTGTTTGATATATGGAAAACGAGCACATGTTATGTTGACGTAAGACAAAGTTGGAACCATTCGCTCATCAAAGATGACGTGGTTCACTTCTACATTGCTCACACGTACTAAGTAACGCATCTTGTTACCAAGGTGTAGTTCAACAGCAAATCCTTGTAGCCATCCTTTATCTGCTGTAAACCCATTGAGTCCTGAATTAAAGTTTGAGTTTAATCCACCAAGAGTTCTGAACAAATACTCCAAGTCATACATTGTTCCTTTTTGGTATATCTCAGCAAGTTCTTGGTTTGTACTTTTGCCGTTAGGGACAGCAAAAGTAGAGTAAGGGTTTGTAAGACCTGGCTTTAAACCATTAGCATCTAAGTAACTGATGTCTGTAATTCTATTCAAAAGCAAAGAGAAACTAATTGTGCTGTTTTGAAGTGCAGCAGAAGGTGCTGTACCTGGGTCTAACCCAGCAGCAATTCCTTCCCAGTTCTGTCCTTCAGCAACACCCCAAGTCATTGTTACTTCTTTTGGATTGTAAAGGAACTTAAATCCATAAAGGTTTCCATCATAAGAACTGCTGTTTTTAGTAGAAGAATTTGCAAGACTAAAGGCGCTAGTGCTATCCATCTGAATAACGCCCTTAGATCCAATTACACTAGTCCAAGCATCAGCGGCTTGTGAGTAGTTGTAAGAGTCTGAGATTGTTACTCCAGAAGTTCTCTGCTGAGGACTTGGTTCATTTGCTCCTTCTCCAGAGTTGAGGTAGGCAGTCTTAACCATGGGAGCGTTGTAGTAGTAGGAAGGTGGAGATGGAATCTCGCTTGCACCAGTACCTGCACTTGCTGCTTCAATTCCTGCAAGAGTAGTTGTATTCACTCCTGAGGTAGAATAGATAGAGGTGCTCTTTGTAGTGGTCTTCTTTACAATAGCCTTCTTTACAACCTTCTTGTTTTTAATAACAGATGCGGGTTTTAAATCTTGTTCTAATGCAGTTCTTTTGTTGTAAGCATTTGTGTATGCATTGGTATAAGCGGTTATTTCCTGCTTGTTGTCATAAGCAATTTTACCTAGGTAATTAACTGCTACTTGTTCTGCAGGAGTGATTGTTACACCACCGTCAGATCCAGGCAACAATGCAGCAGCCTTTGCAGTTCTATATGTCTGATCAGCAACAGCGTACCTTTTTTCTGCATCAAGTTTAAGCGCTTTATTTCTTTGCTCATCAGTCTTTAAAAACTCAAGTTCTTTTTTCTTTTTAGCGTTTGCTGCTGCTTCTTTTTCTTTTCGTGCTTTTTCAAGGGCAGCATTCTTTTGGGTCTCAAGTTGAACTTGGTAAGGATCTGGTCGCTTATATTGGTCTGGTGATGCCATCACTTACTCCCCATCGTTGAGATCGACTTGTCCTTCATTAAAATATCTTTTACTTTTTTTGCAAAAGCAATCGCCTCTGCGTCAGATGCTTTATCAATTTTTAAGTTAATGTTGACCGTACTTCCAGTACCCGTACTAGTTCCCGCAGTTAATTGGTTCTCGTATTTACCGCTGGTATATGTCGTCCATGGCATGAAGTTTGTTCCGCCCTTAGACATGTCGTAGGCAATCTTTGCGTTAATTGCTGGGTCGTAAAGGCTTTGAGGACCTTTGTAACCAATGTTTGCATACTTCTTTAAGTAGGCAGCGTTTCTCTTAACTCCCATGTTTGGATTACGTGGGTCTTTGTTTTCCATATTTATTTGGAATAGGCCATATGATTCATCCATGCCTTTAGGGTTAAAGGCGTTTGCTCTCCCACCAGACTCTGCTTTTGCAATACCGTAAGCAGTTACTAAAGATTGTCCAGTAAATCCAGCAGAGGTTAGAGTCTGCACTAACTGAGGGTCAGCATCTGAAGGAAGACTTAAGTTGCCGTTTCCTACTCCACTTGCTTTTCCTCCTGCAGCCAAAGCAGCAGATGAGGTAGACGTCATTGCATTAAATGCTTTTGTACCAAGCCAACCAAGTGCAGTCAATCCTGCTGCAGCAAGTCCTGCTGGGATCGCAGCGGCTCCACCTGTTGTTACACCAGCGATACCTCCAGCGACTAATCCGCTAGTTAACATTGAAGATAATAGGCCTTGTCCTGTTGATGCAGATACAACGCCACCAATTACTGGAACTGCTTTACCTAATGCAGAAAGACCTACTCGTGTGGCAACTTTTCCTGCTCCTTGTGCCGCAGCAGTCTCAGCCGCTTGTGCGCCTTTGCCTGCAATCTTACCCAACATAGAGCGAACGCCTTTACCGATGGCTAATGTTCCAATAGCACCCGCAGCACCAGCAACTACAGAATTAAGTGCTGATCCAGTTTGTGACTTGCTGAGAGCATCAAGTGATCCCTTTACCTGGAAGAATTTATCTGGCAATCCTTCTAAGGCTGTATTTAACGCTGTTAAGTATGTGGTTGTAGTTGCATAACCTTGCAGCATTGGATCAGTTGCACGATTTGCAAGAGACATGTCAGAGGTTGTTTGTTTGTAAAGGGTGTCAGTTAATGGATTGTTAGCACCAGTCTGAGTTAATAAATCACCACTACCACCTAAAGCAATTTGTTGAATCATTGGACGCAAGATTGCTTGTTGTTGTTGGTTAGTTGTATCGTTTAAAAATCTATTGAGAGTTCCTTCACGCATAGAAAACTCTAATTGTGCAGGTGTAAGTTTTCTGTTACCCATTACACGTTGATAAATTTGTTGAGCAATTTCGTTCATTGGTCGAACGTTGCCCGTCTTTACATCAAGGGTGCTGATGCCGTATTGGTAGAGAGACCCGCTCATCTCACCTGTGTGCATACTGCCAATTGCTTGAGCAGCAGTAGCGTTAGGAATAGCAAGACCTAATGCAGCACCACGTACTTCTCGTTGTGATTGAGCAAGGTTGCTTCCCATCAATCCAAAACTTTGAGCAAGTATATTTGTTGCTGCTACATCTTCGTTTGGCCCAGTAATACCGCCACGCATGTTTGAGAAGGTGGATGCTGTTAGCCCTGCACGAGTTGTTCCTGGCAACATTGTTGTTGCTTGGTAGAACCCAGTAGCACGAGGAACAACGGTCTCAAGTCCAGGAAGTGCAGCGTAGGCAGCACCAGCAAGCCCTAGACCAAATTGGGCTCCAGCAACGGTGGCAGAGCCAGCCTTGGAGTAAGCCCACGGCATGACATTGCCGCCACCAACTCCAGCGGCAGCACTAAATTGAGCATTGGTTGTACCAAGCCCCATGCCAGTTGATTGGCCAGTGCTAGATGTGATTGCACTACTTAAATTCTTAGAGGCTGTACCAGCCAACCCACCAATCCGCTTGAGACTGGCTTCGATAAGATTTAACTTCTTTTCAACCTTATCAAGTTGTGAAGTGACATTGGAGAGTTCACTAATAGGGTCTTTAGCCATTGTATGAACTCCTTCCATGTCGAACCTTGGCTACCTCTAGCCAATTCTTTCTTTCCCTCTTTGACATACTCTTTATGTCTTCCAAGGTCCATCCTTCGTACAACTCAGTAAGTGCAAACCATTCGGAGAATAGTTCGGCGTATCCAGTTATGTTAGAACTGAAACAAGGTACCTAAATTAATAGGAACCAATACCTCGCCTTCACAGTCTGGGCACTTAACTGTTACGTCAGTAAACTGTGGTCCTGGCGCTCTGTCGTTGATTTCGTCAACAATCTTTCTGCGGTCAGACACACTGAGTGACTGAACTTGTAGGGCGCTGTATACAGGTGAATCACCGATCTTTACAACGCTACCTTCTAGGATAAGAGTGCTGAGTTCAGCAGTTGTCTTATCAATGTTTTCTATCATTTTCTTCTGTACTACTCCGTTAGGAAGTTTTACAGTGAATTCTTTGTTTCGTCCCTTTACTGTGAAGATGCGGTCGTTAACAGGATCTGTAAGAACCTTTGTCTTGATGTCAGCGTTGACATCTAGGCTTACAGTCTTGCTCTCGTTGCAACCTGCACAGTAAGAAAGGATTTCAACTTCAGAGCCAAATGTGCACTTGAGAATTCCCAAGAGAATCTGGTCACGGTCTCCAATAAGTAATTGGTCAAGGATGTTCTCAGTAGCGGCTTCGTTACCGATCTTGACAGTTCCACGTTGAAGAATTGTTAGAAGTGCCTTACCAAGAGTTGTTGCTCTTGAAATAGCCTCTTCATCTTTTCCATTGAGTTCACGAACTTCAGCGGTCTTGAAGACCTCCCCAGTGGCTGTGATGTAGCCACCAGGAAGGTCAACAGTTACGTCCGAAGGTAGAGATATCTCAGTGTTTACTTCCTGAGGTGTTTCGTTCAACGCTTTGTTTAATAGGTCGTTTGCCAATGCGGGATTAGCCGCTGCATTAATTGTGTTCGTCATGTTAGTCCTTTAGTTTAGGCTGGGAATGATGCTGCGTTGTCAGTTAGGTTTGTTGCCCAGTTAACATCGAATCCTTCATGGACAAGTGTCATCTGCTCAACAAATAGTGCGTTATCTCCAGCGTTTAGATCTGAGTATGCAACTGCAGTTGGCCAGCAGTTATACACATTAAAGCGCATCGCTACGTGGTCTGTTTGTGCTGCAGTTGTATCTTCTGGATTAGCACCTGGGATTGGGTGTGAAAGAACAGCGATCTCTAAGTCGCAACGGAAGTTCTCTGTTGCCTTACGTGTTCCGCCGCCTTGCACAGTTGCGAATAGATTACGCATCCATTCGTAGTTTTGGTTTGTTCCAAGGATAACGCCACGCTGCAATGTGATTGGAGCAAATGTTGTCTGTCCTGGGATTTGGTGAACGGTGGTGTTGTATCCACCTTCACGGTAAGGAATAGAGTCTGTGGTTACAGCCATTCCTGATACAGAGGTAAAGCCAAAGGTTGCAGAGTTCTGAAGGTTCTTAGTTGCTGTGCTCGCTGTTGGCAGTGCTTTGAACGTAACTAAAAATCTAAAGTTACGTAATGGATCGGTGATTAGAGTCGACCGATTATTGATGATTGTAGGCATCTATTTTCTCCTTCGGATTAGTTCAGCGTCTTTTGGCTGAGGTCGATGACGATGAACTCTGCTGGGTATTGAAGAGCCACACCAACTTGGATGTGTACCTCTCCATTTGCAATTGCTTGGGCTGTGTTGTTTTCAGCGTCGCACTTAACGAAGTAAGCCTGTGCTGCTGTTGCTCCACGAAGACCACCCTGGTTGCGATACTCATTGAGGAATGAACCAAGGCTAGTACGGATAAGCGCCCATAGACGCTCATCGTTGTTTTCAAAGATTGCAAACTCAGTAAGGTTCTTTAGGTTCTTACGGATGTAGATCAGTGAACGACGCATGTTGACATACTTGTTCGCTGTTCCGTCTTGCTTCAATGTACGAGCACCCATCACTGATAATCCAGCGCCAGGAATCTGACGGATTGGGTTTACAGGAGATGTGCTTGCGTTCATTGAATCAAGTTCTGCAGATGAGAATGCTCTTTCTACAGCAACGATTCCCTGAATAGCACTAGCAATACCTGCTGGTGCCTTGAATACTCCACGGCTTGCATCAGTTGATAGGTAGAGACCTACAACAGAACCTGCTGGACCAATCTTGCGAAGAGCACCTGCTCCACGTCCTAGAGGATCAGCAATGTAGACATTTGGGTAGTAGACAGCAGCGTTGCTGGTATCTGTCAGGCTTCCTGCAAATGAAATTGCATTTGCAACTGTTAGGTCTGGGTCAGTGTCGACTACAACAAAACCGTTGTTTGCTTCTGACCAAGATGTTGCTGCATCAAATACTGAAACAGTTCCAGACGCAAGTGCGTTTACTGCAGGTAAGAAGAATACAAGAGGACGATCAAGTGATGTGAAGTCTTCAAATACTGAAGCAGTTCCACCCTTATACGTTGTGTAGTCAGTTGCAACTGGAGTAGTTCCGTTTGATCCACCTGTTAGTGGGTACTTAGTAGCAACTGGAACACCTGCTGCACTTGCACTGATTGTGATGTTTGGTGATACGAGGTTGATAACTGTCTCTGCGTAATCGCTAGATGTTGGGTCGTTAAAGACCGCGTTCTCGTAGCGCTCTAGCAAGACGTCATCAGCAATATTGTTAAGAACACCAGACTCTTTGTAGAGAGTCAGTGTGTATGTTGAAGCAACTGATCCAGCAGATACAACAACACGAAGGTTGTTACCATCTGTTCCTGCATTTTTTGATGTGACAGTAGCAACAACAAGGCTTCCTGATGTAAGAAGGTTTACTGCTGCTGGGTCTGCATCATCTGCAAGAAGGCGCTTGACGTAGAGTTCGCGTCCTCCGTTAGCAAAGAATGCACCAACCTGAAAGGTTGCTGGGTATGAGGCGTTGTAGCCTCCAAAGTTCTTAGTAAATTCATACCAAGATGAAACAAGCGTTACGGCTTCTGGGCCTTGTGCAAATGGTGCAACAACAGCGCCAGCAGCGTTAGCAGTGACACCACCTGTTAGTGGTGCTGGTAGTAGGCGTTCACTAATGTAAACACCTGGGCGGCTATATGCCATTTTTTCTCCTAACTAGTTGGGTAAGGGTTCCTTATGGTGCCGTTATTGTGATCGGATCAATAGCAGTAAACTGACCACGACCAAGGGTCTGGCTGCCAGTTGTGCCTGTAACGTTGATTTCTTGGACCTTGTATAACTTATTGAATGTTTCAGGTGCGATCTCACTGGAGACACGTACCGTGATTGCGTTTACGAATAAACGTTTTCCTTGTTCAGTAATGTCTCGTTTAGAAACATCAAGAACATCCAAGCGGCGTGTAGTTCCAGCCTGGGTATTTGGCCCAGTCTCAAGAACTGCAAATCGCAATGGAATCTTTGTGTACAGCAACTGCGCCAAAATCTGACGATCGTGACGGGGCTGACGTGCATAGGTAGTGATTTGATAATCAATGTTTACTGGGATAGGCCAGTTGATCTGCCAATCTTGAGTTTGATCATCGTAAGAGGCTGAACCATCAGGGCCTGTTGCTGGATCTGTCATGTAGACTGGCTTAGCCTTACCACGATGTGCACGAATAAAGTCTTCGCCAATATCAATCATGTCGATAGTGATGTATGGGTATGACTGGTTACGAACTTCCTGATCAGGTTGTCCAAACCATACTCCCACCTTGCGTTGTGGTCCTTCTTGTGTCACTGATTTCTGATCTGTTACAACCATGTCTTTCAATAAATTCCTAAGGGCTTCATCTTCTGCTAATAGGAATGACATTATTTTCCTCCTAGATGAGACATGGCTCGATTAACGAGAAACTTTTCTGCATGGGAGGTGCGGTTCTTAAAGCGGCGAATAGCAGCCGTTGGTTGGGTGCTTGGAGTTCCGTACTCAAGATTGAGAACATCTGCTCTATGAGAGTCATGGGAGTGCACAGTAAAGGCGCCATCAGAATGCTTAACAGATAGGTGGCGGACGATGTCTTCAGGCCAGCCAGACTTGCGGGCTTCAGAGCGTAGGTGGGCAGACATAAAGCGTGTGGTCTCTACGCTTGCTTTATGGATGGACTGTTTGATCTCTTTGAAGTATGTCACTTCTTTTTCTTCGCCTTCGACACAGTCTTGGCGGCTCCTGCTAGATATGCAGCAGTAGAACCTAAAATCAATCCTGCGACGATTGGGCGTTTTTCTGTAGGGCGGAATCCAAACACGCCCTTGATGAACTCTTCACGTTCTTTCTGATTGTTCATCTCAGCAACTTCTTGATACCAAGGCTTCCATGCCATTATAAACCCCTTTGTCGCAACCAGTGGGAAACTGTAGTCAGGCACCGCAGCGGTGTTCTGATGCTCTAAGGATAAATGAAAAAGCCACCCGTAGGTGGCTTAGTCATTACTTCTTTTTGATCTTTTTGGCTAACGCCTTATCCATCTTGGCATCTGCTGCACGAGATGGCTTCTTCTTATCCATGGCCTTATCAGCCTTTTCAAACTTCTTCTTTTGTTCTGCAGTCATGCCTTTCATTACCTTGGCATCTTGCTTCTTGTCTGACATCTTTGGCATTACATACCCTTCTTCTTGTTCATGGTCATCTTGGCTGCCTTACCTTTTTTAAGGGCTTTGAAGTCAGCACCAGTGATCTTGTCTGTTGGCTTTGCAGCACCAGCGATCTTCATCTGCTTAGGAG